CTATGACAGAAATACCAGTAATGGATTGTGACCAATGTTTAAATCCTTTTTGGGAAGACCAACTAACTGAAGGTCTGTGTCCTAATTGTGGTGAAAACGATTTATCAAGTTTCTTTGAATAAAAAATTTTTTTTTACGCCTGAGGTTCTTGTAAACCATCAGGCAGCTTTCTGCCTTTGATTCTAGGGTACGATTTAGGTTTGTGATTATTACAATATCTATACTTGTTATATTTAGATATAACTGTATTGCAAGTTTCCTCCAAACAAATTCTTCCACTACTATATGAAGTAGAGGGTTTATAATTTGGATATTTATTTCCTTTTATATAATCACTCATACAAGATATAGTATAGTTAGGAGAACACAGACACTATGTATGGTAAGAAGAAAAAAAAGATGACTAAAAAAGGCAAAGGCAAAAAAAGTAGATACTAATGGCTACCTATCAAGGAATGAAAGTTAAGCTAAATAGCCCAACAGCTATTAGGAAAGGCGAACCAGGTTATGGTCGCAAGTCCAAAAAGGTATTTGTTATGTCTAATGGCAAGGTTAAGAAAGTAATGTTTGGTGACCCAAATATGCCAGTTAGAAAAAGCAATCCTAAAGCTAGAGCTTCGTTTCGTGCTAGGCACAAATGTAGTACTGCAAAAGATAAGACTACTGCTCGTTACTGGGCTTGTAGGGATTGGTAAGGAGATAGTATGCCAAAAGGTAAAAAAGGATATTCTGCAAAGCAGAAAAAGATTGCAAGATTAGCTGAGCCAAGAGATGTATTGACTTCTGCTGATTTTAAAAAGTTAAGAAAGATGAAATGAAAATAAAAGGCGTAGATGTATCAAGTCTTACTAAAAGACAACAACAGACTATGAAAAAACATTCTGTTCATCATACTAAAAAACATTTACAGTATATGACTAACTCTATGAAGAGAGGTAGTACATTTAGTAAAGCACATAAAAATGCACAGAAAAATGTTGGTAAATAATGGCTAAAGTAAGTTGGATGTTTGGTGGCAAACGATATTATGGTACTCTTATTAGAGAAACTAAAACACATAAGTTTGCTAGAACACAAAATGGCAAAGTAAAGAAAATTAAAAAGTAATGGCAAAGATACCAGCAAGTGCAAATTCAGCATTAATTAAAAAGGCTAAATCTAGTGGTATATCTTTATCTACTTTAAAAACAGTTTACAAAAGAGGTCAAGCTGCTTATATGAGTTCTGGTTCAAGACCAGGAGTAAGTATGGGAGCTTGGGCTATGGGTAGAGTTAATAGTTACATTCGTGGTTCTAAAAAACATGATACTGACTTGCGTGGTGGAAAGAAAAAGAAGTAGTGGGTAAAAGAACACAACCTTATAGATATGGTGTACCAGCAAAATACTTAGCAGGATTGTCTGATGCTGCAGCTAAGAAGAGAGCAGCAGAGATAAAGAGAACTGCTAAAAAGTACAAAGCTGGTAAAAAAGTAAATATAAAAGCTGTACAGAAATCAAGACAGGCTGACAAGAAAAAGAAAAAATAATGCCAAGACCTAGGTGTAAACTTAATGATGTTATTGGTGAAACTTGTCGCAAACAATCACGCACTAACTCTCCATACTGCTCACAAAAATGTAAAAGCAGGTTTCATTATTTAAAAACAAAGAAAAATAAACCTGTACCTAAACCAAAAGAAACAGCAACAGCTCGTGGTATTCACTATGAAGATTTTGTAAAAGAATATGCACAATCTATAGAAAATAAAAAATATACACATCAACAAGTATCAGACATAATGAATATAGGTAGAGCTACTGTTACTAAAATGTATACAGCTTATCAAGAAGATAAACAGATATACGAATTACAAGAAGATTGGAAAATATCAAAAGATACTATTAAATCATTACAAGACTTTAAAGACTTTAGAGATAGGTATTTTAAAACAGAGACAGGTGATTTATATGAAACAGCAGACTTTCACGAAAACTGGATAAACAACATTGTTGATGCTATAGAAAATGGTAAACAACAAATGATATTAAGTCCTCCAAGACATGGCAAGACAGACTTGCTTACACACTTCGCTGTATGGCAGATATGTAAAAACCCCAACATAAGAATAATGTGGGTAGGTGGTAACGAAGATATTGCAAAAAATGCAGTAGGTGCTGTAATGGACCATTTAGAAAACAATGAACAATTAAACGAAGAAATAAATGGTCCAGGTGTAAAGTTCCAACCTAAAGTTAGGTCAGGTAAATCTTGGTCATCAGGACAATTTACTATAGGAACTAGAACAGTTACTGGTATTAAATCACCTACTATGGTTGCTGTAGGTAAAGGTGGAAAGATATTATCTCGTGACTGTGATTTAATTATTGCAGATGATATAGAGGACCATGGTACAACAATACAACCTAGTGCTAGAGAACAAACAAGACAATGGTGGACAACTACTTTGTCATCTCGTAAAGAGGAACATACTGCTGTAGTTGTTATAGGTTCAAGACAGCACCCTGAAGATTTATATAATTTCTTATTAGAAAACCCAGAGTTTGAACATGTCGTAGAAGAAGCACATAGTACAGAGTGTACTTTGCCTGAAACACAAATAGAAGAACATAAGGATTGTATGCTATGGGCAAGTAAGAGAACTTACAAGTGGCTTATGTCACAAAAAAATAATGCAGATACTACAGGTGGTAGGGCTATATTTGAAATGGTATATCTTAACAAAGCATTTGTAGAAGGTATTACTATGTTTAACTCTGAAGATATAGACCAATGTAGAGATATAAACAGAGTTATAGGACACATACCTGCAGGTACGCATTTAATTGCAGGTCTTGACCCAGCATCTACTGGATTTCAGGCTTGTGTATTATGGGCAGCAAACCCTGATACAGGTGAATTATATTTAGTTGATATAGAAAACGAACAAGGTGGTGGTGTAATACAAGCTAGAAAGTCTATACAAAAATGGTATGAAAAGTATGGTTTAGCACATTGGGTTATTGAAGAAAATGGTTTTCAAAAAGCCATAAGACAAGATGAAAAAATAAAAGATTATTGTAGTAGGTTTGGTGTTTACTTAGAAGGTCATCAAACACAAAAAAACAAATTTGACCCTATTTATGGTGTGGGAAGTATGCAACAGCTATTTGAACAAAAGCTAATAAATTTGCCTTATGGTAGTACAGAAAGCGAAACTAAGAGTAATATATATCGTAGACAACTAATTTATTTTTCATCTGCTGCTAGTAAGGCAACTAAGGCGAAAAGTTATAAATCAGATGTTGTAATGGCTAGTTGGTTTCCATTAAAAGTTATAAGAAGATTAGGAAAAGAAAGATTAGCTGAAGTAGGATTAGATTATAAACCTAGTTTTGGAGAATGGGATATAAGCGATATGAATGAAAGCCCTTGGGGATAAAATGACACCTGAAGAAATACAATACGCTGTAACAAATTTACACTTTGATAATCAAAGTGCATACTCTACTAGAGGTCGTATTCGTGCAATTATGAATGGTGGACCTGATGGTATTATGGCTTTGCTTGGAGACCAGCTAAAAGGTTTTGAAGATTATCAAATACCTGTACCTAACTTAATGATGTCAGGATTAGAACACTTATCACAAAAGATTGGTCGTATTCCTAACTTAAAAGTAGATGTACCTAACAATAAAGATTCTGATAGAGCTAGAGCTAAAGCAGATAAGATAGCTCGTATTGTAACTTCATATGATGACACACAAAAATTAGATTTACAAATGCCACAAGTAGGTAGGTGGCTACCTGGTTATGGTTTTGCTGTATGGGTTATTAGAGAGAAAAAAGGACCTGATGGTACTCCATATCCTTGTGCAGAACTTCGTGACCCTTACAACTGTTTTCCTGGTTACTTTGGTGCAGACCAACAACCAAAAGAAATGGCAATTATAAGAAGAGTACCTAAACAATCACTAGCCAAAGTATATCCTAAGTTTGCTGACAAAATAATGAAAAAAGATGTAGTAAATACATTAGGTATTGGTAGTGCTTATGCATCTGCTTACACAGATTCTTATAATGGTAGCTGGGCTAATTCAAATGGCGAAGGTGATTTAATAGCAGAGTACTATAACGAAGAAGGAACTTATGTATTTCACATGACTTCTGCAACTATTCTTGACT